TTTTTTTTGCAACATAAAGAAAAGTGCGAAAAAAAAATTACCCCGAGGATTTTCTCCCCAGGGTTTTTCTGCTTTAGTTCACCACTACATTATTGCCATCATAGTCTACATTAAATTTCGTAGCGTCTATATTTTCTATCATATACTGGCTTACTTGTGTGATGAGATTCTTTTCCAGTAATCGTCTCAAGTCTCTAGCGCCATACTTTGGATCACAAGATTTTACGATATGATCCTTAAATTTCGCGCTAACCTTCAGAGACAGTTTAGTTTTTGTGAACTGCTTTTTGATTTTTCCCAGTTCCAGTTCAAGTATCTTCTTAAGTTCTGCGTCACCTAATTCATTAAAGATAACAATACTACTAAGTCGACCTATGAATTCTGGCCTAAACGTTCTCTTAATGGCTGCTTGTACGATAGCTTCATTTCTCTTTTTCTTTTCTTCTTTGTTTGGCGTGTTAAATCCGATATTAACATCTCCCGCTAGTTCTTTCGTACCAATATTACCAGTGAAGATGATAACGCATGATGAGAAGTCCACCTCTGTTGTTGCGTCAGCCAATTTGATCTTACCTTCATCCAAGATTGTCAAGAAGATATCAAAGATCTTAGGGCTCATTTTTTCTACTTCATCGATTAGTAGGACGCTGTTAGGTTTTCTCTTGACCTGTAATAATTGAGGTTCACTATCAAAACCGACATATCCAGCACCTACGCCAATGAGTGAATTAACGGAGGTATCATCTTTCAGTGTATTACCATCAATTCTAATCAGGCTATCCTCTGATCCATAGAATGTAGTGGCTAGTTCTTTACAGATGAGTGACTTGCCAACACCACTAGGACCTACCAATAAGAAACTACCAAGTGGGCGTTTATGATCAGCTCTAAGTCCAAGTACATTTTGATTGATGACGTTAGTGACTGTATCGATTGCCTCTTGTTGTCCGATCACTCTTGTTTCCAGGGTGTTCTTCATTTCTTTCAGCTTCTCTCGATCTGTCTTTCTTATTGCATCAACTGGCACCTTACTGATTTTTCCAACTGCCTCTGCTACATCATCGACAGTAATAGTAGGCCAATTCTTTCTATCACTTAGTTCCTTGTTGATTCTCTCTACTTCCTTGCTTAGATCATCCTTAGCACTAGACTCCTCTGCCTGTATTTTCTCAGCTTCATCAAAGTTAGTATTCATTGCTTCTTTGATTTTCGCGTCGGTAATAGTGGTGAGTTTTTCTTCTAGTTCCTTCTGTTTGGTTCTATCGACGGTCTGTTTCAGTTTTACGATTGCCCCAGCCATGTCCATAACTTCTACGGCTTTATCTGGTTGGTTCTTATCTTTTACATACCTCTGAGACCATTCGACGCAAGTATCAATGACATCCTTCCCAATCTTAACATGGTGGAATTCTTCATATTTCTTGCTGATACCTTTCAAGATCTTAACAGTTTCTTGCGCGCTTGGTTCTTTTACTGATACCTGTGTGAATCTTCTGTTAAGTGCTGCATCTTTTTCAATGAACTTTCTATATTCTTCATCGGTTGTAGATCCAATACACTGAAATTCTCCGCGCGCAAGGTAAGGTTTGAGAATATTAGCAGCATCACCATTTCCCGAGTTACTTCCATTACCTACTAAGTTATGGAGTTCGTCGATATAGATAATTACTGACTTATCGTTGCAGACTTCTTTGATAATATTCTTGAGTCTTTCTTCGTACTCTCCTCTATACTTCGTACCTGCTACTAAGTCATTGAGGTTGAGACTGCATATTCTTTTATCTTGCAAGGCCTCAGGTACATCACCGGCTGCAATTCTCTGTGCAAGTCTTTCAACAATTGCACTCTTACCGATACCCGCCTTTCCTGTGATGCTGACGTTTGGTTTTCTACGCTTGCTAAGGATTTCAATAATTGCATCTACGATATCCTCTCTACCTATAACAGGATCGTAGTTATCCCCCTTAGCTTCCTTTGTCATATCACGGCTAAAGGAATCAAGTGTAGGGGTAGTGCTATCTTCGCTGACATCACTAACATTAATACCTTCACTCTGTCCCCAAGCTTCGAATTCATCATCCTCTTTGTTCAGACTATTCATTGTAGTGCTGCTTGATGATGTCCCACTTGATGAATCTACTACCCCTGACTGATTGTCGTCGTAGTCAATTCTCTTCTCCTTAAACATACCTTGTAGAGAATCAAAGAGCTCATTAATAGAGTCTTTGTTCATGTAGTGATGTTCCATGTTGACAAGTTCCACAAGCTTATCTGCCTTTTCCTTGTCAAGTACTTCAAAATCAACCACTGCTTTTACTGCCGTTTCTTCCTTGATCCAATCCATCATACTTCTCAGGACTGCATCAACTCGGAGTATTCCATCAGTTCTTCCTTGATCTTTTGTGAGGTCTACTGATTCATCCAAGATAGTCTGTAAGTCTTCATGCATTACGATATTCTCAGGTAGCCATGATGATTCCTCTTCCTGACTAACCTTACATCTTTCGGCTGCCAAGTTATTCAGCTTTTCTAGGAGATCCATTTTACTTGCGGCTGGGATCTTCTTGAATTCTTGATCAACCATTCTATCTAGATCCTCTTTTTCACCAAATTCAAAGTAGAAATTGAAAATATTATATAATAAGTTGTCGACTGTTACTGTCTTTAGCTTATTTTCTACTGCAAAGTTATAACACATTGCAAAAATAACTTTCAAATCTCTTGATAATTCTGTTTCTCTCATAATTTTAATTAATAATATATTTTATTTCTCTACTAATAAGACTTTTAGGCTAACTTAGTAGTACGAAATTATCTTCTTGTTCAGTAGGGCGGTCTAGGATCAGGCTACACTCACTGTTATCTAGTAGGCCTATTATGTCAACATCAGTACTAATAAAATCTTTAGGTACCTCAGAGACAACTAAGAAACAATCTTTACTATTAGACAGGGCCTTACATATTTCCTTCTTCACTAGTAATAGGTCATCTACGCTGTCTGTATCAACTTTGAAGAACTTTTCACTGATCCTACTTAGAATTCCTTTCCTAACCTCCTCTTTCTTACTAATCTCTACCCTTTTTATATTCACCATATCATCAAATACTTTAGGCATGATCCTTGGAATTACTAGGTCAAGATCTGTATTAACCAAGTCATACAGGTCATCAGTCAGAAAGTCTATTACTATATCAGGATTTTCTGTTAGTAGCTTCAGTCCGTCCTCCTTATTATAAGATAGTACTTCCTCATCTTCTTCTATACCCTCTCGATAAGTTAGTGTCTCTACTACAGTTCCATCTTTATACGTGACTTCATACCGAAACTCTATAAAAAAGTCTATCGGTAGGTTAATACTAAATCCTAGTCGTGGAAGTTTATTGAGATCTAGTTTCTTTAGTCCACTGTATGCTGAGTAGACCGTCTCTATTATTTCAGAGAGATATCCAGTACTGTCAGGCAATAGTTTATAATCACGTAACCTGAAAGCTCTATAATCACCAGGATTTTCATCTGTTCCTGTATAAGCTGTAACATGACTAATCATAATAAGTACTTATATTTATTGTTCAACATATTAATTCCATGATAACCCGCCGCATAGAACCCAAGCATATTAATAACGCCAGATCTTCCCAAGTAAAATCTATTCCTCAGCGGTTCACCCTCTACTAAAGACTCTTTCCACATTCTATCAATTAATTTCTTCTGCGGTATTTTATAGTCTTCTAGGTTGCGCTTGAATGTCTTAGCTATTACTGTATCTGACACTTCATCTCTCCCGTAGCTAACCCTAATATGTCTTGCTGGAAGTCTTTGTTCTAGTCTAAAAGTCAGGTTACAGTCATCCTCTATACACATCTTCCTAATTAATGATTTCTTAGTGGGCATTTTTCCAGAGTTGAGAATATAATACCCCGGCCATACTTTTACTAGGTGCTTATCAACGTAACCTATGAAATCTAGGATCTTATCAACTTCCTTTTTTCTTCCCCACCTAAAATCATTCAAGAGGTCATAAAACTGTTTCTCGCTTAAGTAATCTAGAAAGTAACCAGCACCATATATCTTAATAGGAACCTCTGGAAAAATATAGATTCCCAGTTTTACAGTATCAACGTACATAAATTGTCTAACTATCATATACGAATGAATAAAGGTCAGGTCTAAGTATTCCTCCTAGACCCAACCTGATTTTATAATTCTTGCAATATTTTCCGTTTGACACCACTTAATTCTTTCTTGAGGAGTCTATTTTCCCTCCTCAGTGAATCTATTATGTCATCTGTTTTCTTGGCTTTCTTGTTTAGTTTTTCTGTCTTTCTTAGTAATTCTTTCATCTTACTTTCCAGGCCAACTAATTTTTTAGCCACTGTGTCATCGCTCATAGTATTAGTATTAAAAGTTTATATTCTAACATTCAGCACATAATAGTAGCTGTGTTCGTAGTAGTTCTCTTGTCTTTCTTCCTCTCTTAGTTCAACCTTGTACCCTAAGTCAGTTAGTCGATTTTTAACAAGAGATAGCTTTATAATTCCCACTTCGCTATTATATTCTTCAGTTAGTGAGTTTTTACCGGCTATTAGCGCATTTAGTAGTGATTCAATTAACCTACTACACTCGTCTTCTACCTGAGGTTCTAAGTTCTTTACTCTCTTTAGTACCTCGTCCTTTAATTCGCTAGCTGTTAATAAATTTTCCATTACTTCTTAACTTTAATTACCATCTTAGTTGTTCCACTCTTTATTGTGATCACTGTATCTTTCTTAGTGTCCTTGATTGCGTCTAATGCAGAGTCCACTTTTTGTTTAAACTCTGACTTAGTGCCTCTTGTCAAGTTCACTACCATAAATATAACGACTAATATGAAACCTATAGTCAATAGCATGATCAAAAACTCTTTCACATCCTTACTGATCATAGTTCAATCTCCTCTTTATTTATTAGGTTCTTATACAATAGGTCACCATAATTCTTAGAGTAATTATCATCTACCTTACCACCGCTTATCCAGTACTTAGCCTGTATGTTTTCAAATGCTGTGGTTATATATTTCCTCAACCTCAGCCTTTCATTCCAGGTATCGTAGTCTTCATCCACGTCCCTCATAATCGGCGGTTCAAAACAGAGCGGCATTAAGTCAGAAATTATCAAGTCTACCCTTATCGGAAAACTTGTCTTGCTCTGATCAATTCCGCCGGAGTGTAGGACGTAAACTTTCATACCACCCAGCTCTATTACTTCTTGGCATGGTAGTAGTTCATCATTATACATTACTCCTTCTTTACATAATAACACAGTATCGTCAACTATGTCTTCTTTCTCTGTTACTACTTTTATTTTCATACTCACTTATAAGGTTTCTAGATCTTCCAGCACGTGAATTCCTTATATATAGAGATGAGAAAATTAACAGTTGAAAAAATAAGTAAGATATGAGAAAATTAAGAACAAGAAAATTATCAGTTGAACAGATTAGTAAGAAATTAAAAGACCTTATGATAAGTAGTAGGGTATTAGATGAACTTGCAGAAGGGGATACAGTATTTAATATCTTTAGTACTAATAAGAGAATAATCGACTCTTTCTTAGTGTATCTTAGTTTTAGAGCCAGATCCATTATAAAAAGTGCTATGGATGGAGAAATAACAGTTCCAGATAAGGATCTTAAAGAAATTACCCTACTGAATAATGTCTTGAAGATTCTATTATTTAGTTGGGGCCCTGCAGTGTATATAAACCATAACAATTATGATAGGTTTATTAAGCCTGACGAGAGAACATCAGATGCGTATATGGCGGAAATAGACTTAAGATGTTGTAAAGCTATGAACCTACTGCGTCTATTATTTGAACGTGGACTTAATAAGTGGTACTTGGGTGTATGAGCGGAAAACTAGTAAGTGTTAATGTATTCTTAGATAAACTTAGAGAGTACATAGTAGAGCATGAGATAACAAGAGAAGAACTAGGAAGGTGTTTGATAAATAACACTTTTGATGCAATGTTTCATGATAGCATCACAAGGGAATTCAACTCTCTTGTTTACGTCATATATAGTAAGGCAGATCGTATGTTATTTAGCTTAAAACTTCGTAGGCTAGAGGGTTACTATGATAGAGCGTATATGTGGTTAAAGAAGTTAAAGGATATATCAGGATTATACTTAGGTGATGTAGACCAATCCAAGTATATGAAGGTAAATATCAGAAATGCAGGGAGGTTTTTAGGTAAGTTCGGTCTAGATGACTTAAAAACCCATCCTTCAGAGACAAGAGAGTTCTTGTATAGAGAAAAACTATGGTGTTTAATCTGGGAAATTTGTAAGATATCAGAAAATTTTAGTATTTAATAATAAAAGACAAATGAAAAGTATTTTTAGTAAGCTGAGAGGTAGAAAAGTAAGTAGTGGTATTAGCAATGAGAGACTACGAATTATGGCATCATCTATTAGAGGTGGTGGAATTAACATAAACACACCGAAAGATTATGTATCACCCTATATTATCAAGGAGAGTGAAAACATAAGAACAGTACAGGTTGATGTATTTTCTGAACTCCTCAAGAATCGTACATTGTTCTTTGATGCTGATGTTAATAGAGACTCAGTGGTAACGGCAATGTGTCAACTCTTGTATATGGTAGCTGTCAGTAAGGAGCCAATTACTATGTATATTGCGACTCCTGGCGGTGATGTATACTATGGTCTTGCACTCTATGATCTTATGGAAATGATCAAGGCAGAGGGTGTAGTAATCAATGTGTACTGTATTGGTCTGGCAGCGAGTATGGGAAGTATTTTGATGTGTGGTGGTACAAGAGGCCATAGATACGCACTTAAGCATTCTAGAATTATGATCCACCAGCCATTATCAGGTACAGGTGCAGGTCATCATCAAGAAACTGACATCAGAATTCTTAGTGAGGAGACTAGTGTACTACGTAAGGAGCTTCAGATGATTCTTGCAGAGGCTAGTGGAAAGTCTTATGAGGAGGTAAATGCTGACTGTGAGAGAGATAACTGGTTGATGGCTAGTCAGTGTCTTCCAGGTGTCTATGGTGAGTTTGGCTTGATTGATGAGATTAAGACCAAGTTCTAGAAATATTAGAGTAAGGTTATCTGAGTTAGGTAGCCTTACTTTTATTAAACCAGTATATGAAATTAGTAGCGGCATATAATCCAGGTAATCGTTTGAAGATATGTGCGGAGCTAGTAGTGAAAGTTCCTAGATTTACAGATAGTACCTACCAACTTAGTAAGTACTTGAGGATTCATAAAGCTAATCCATCAAATATGATAGAGGAGGTACTTGGAAATAGTGGCAGTGAGAAAGAACAAGAGGAGTACTTAATGAATACTCTGTACAACTCTCTTTTTTACATAGACTATTTTAGAATTGACCAGGCTGTTATGTTTTTTGAACCATTGAAATTGTACCTAGTATTATGTGAGTATCGTAATGTAAGTAAGTATCTAACTTCTAAGCAGGTAGTAGATATGTGTAAGGAGTCTATAACCAATAATTTTGCGGTAGGTGCATTCTATGGCCCATACTATGCTAACTATTATAACTTTACAAGCCTTAAGGTAGATAGAATAGAGACAAGTAAGATAGGAATGCTGGATGTAAAATCTATATTCTGGAAGAGAAATCCAGAAGTTATTAATATATTAGACACTACTTACATATGAAACTAGATGTATTATTTACAGCAGAATCTTTAGAATATACTTACATTGATATAGTAAGGTCTAATGCAATCTTCCCCATTAAAGTTAGACTCCCCGATAATTTTGTGATGGAACTAGAACTATGTGCCGAAGACTTTAGACCTGTTACGGTTTGTCATAGTAATATAGATTTCTTTGAACAGGAGTGGAGGTGTTTTTGTGTTAGTAGGTTTGGTGCTAGTAGTTCACTCTCTGACGGTTATGTTGACTTAGACTTATATGTTAGATTGGACCTTATGAACCCAAGTCTTAAATACCCAAGCAAGAAATTCTTAGAGGCTTTAATAGATGAATCACTGAAAGATCCCATCTATAGTCTAGAGTTTTTCAATCCTAGTTTTATAGAGTCTGGCGAGTATATAAAGTCAGTAGGTAAGAGGTTGAAAGGGAAGATGAAATTTAATGATGTAGAGTTGAACTTAGGAGACTTGAGTTCTTGGGATCTAAACAAAAACGCAGGTCTGTTTCTAAGATACATAGTAGATGGAGAAGATTAACCTAAAGATAATAAGGGATAAGGATAGAGGATATGAATTACTACTATTCCCTATCCAACTATGCCTTACGAAAGATGTAGCTGATACGTTGGATGATGGGTCTAAGGTGTTGGTGAATTGTTTTAGTAGTTACACAAATGCTAAAATAAGAGCAGAGGAGTTAATAGGTGATCCATCAAGACAATTAGAAGATTATTATATAATATTTGACAGAGGTTTTGAGATCTTAGAGTACCAAAAACCACGAGAATTTAAATTAATTACTGGAAAGAATGCCAAAGAGATTCTGATGTATGAAGAGTTCTATCAAAATATTATTTATCGTAACCAGAGTGATGATAGACTGATAAAAACATTGATAGGTGGATATGAGAATTACAGAGTATCAATAGAGGACTTAACACTAGAATATGACCCAAGGGAAATATTTTGTAAGAACTTGTACTCATACAGTCAGGCGTACGAAGTCTTTGTAATCACCCAATATAACCTACTATTAGATGAAAAGAAAGATAGAAGTGGGAATAACTAGGAAGTATGACTATTACAGAGTTGTTCTCCCAGTTAAACTCAAGTATCCTAAAGATTATAAGGAGTATATTTTCAAGAGTGATTATTACTTTAATAATGGACTAGCTAAGGTAGAAATTGAACAGCTATTGGAATTATACAATAAGTGTGAGCTTACAGAAGTTAATATACTGTTGACTCTATTCAATCATAACTACCAAGCAATACCTGAATCTATAAACGCTAAGTGGATGACTGATAAATTACTAAGATATGCACTCTCTTGGTGGACCCCTACTATTGCAACTACTTCACCTTGGTTTGACCTAGATTATGGTGGCGGGTTAGTTAGTATAGAAGGTGTTGGTTTCGGAGGTACGACCTGTGAACGAAGAGAGATTATAATAGAAGATACAGAAATTCTAAAAATAGACAATAGATTAAAAGTTGAATACCTAATAGCTGGCTTGTATCAGAAGTCAGTAAGAGAGTAGTACATTAGACTTGTACTATTCTTTTTTTTTGTTTCCTCATAATTCCTTATATGTAGAAATGAAGAAAGAAATAGTTATAAAGAGAGTATATTGTTTAGCAAGTAATATAGATTATGTTTTTATACCAGTTAATATACCTTGCTGGATCCTAGATAATTGGTTTACGGAGTATAATGATGGATATTGTTGCTCCCCCATTTCAGATAAAAGTAAGGGTCTAATATTAGAAAAACTAGGTAGTAATAGTTATAGCTCAATAGAAAAGTTATACTTAATAAAGACTGTTAGGGCTTTTAATAATAAAACAATAACACTAAAAATGGCTAGGGACTTGATAGAGTGTTCAAGATCATTAACTAGTCTTAAGTATGCACCTATACTAGTCAAAAATACAAATTACATAAACGAATCTAAGACCTTTAAGATGATACTAGGAACCAATCTAGTTATTAAAGGAATAGACCCAGGTATTGATGAGATATTTACAAAACTTATACAGGATGAAGAAAAACTATAAAATAAAAATCTGTGTTGACTGTTATAATCATGTAGCATACGTAGTTCCAATCAAAGTACCTAGAGTTGTGTTGAGTACTTATTTTTCTGAGGTTAGTAATCTTCCTAAACACAAGACTACTATTTATAGGCTGGACAGAGGACCTACTGATAAAGCAATAGGTAATGAAGTAATGGCTGGGGTTAGGGAGTTATTAAGTAAAGATCAGCTAGGTGACCTGGTAAGTGTAGAAGTATATGTAGATGATGTAATTGCCCGTTTCCACGATAGGACTGACATTTTTAAAGCAGGAAAGATAGTAGAGCGTTTGAGGAGTCAGGATTGGATGGTAAGTGAAAGGATGTATTCTGATTTTGCATACTTTACTAGACCTGGGAAGCTGTTTGGTAATTACAAGTATGAGATACACGATAAGATAATAAGTGCTGAACCTCCATTACTAGGTGTGAGACCTATTTGGATGGAGGAAGTGATGTCTATATTAATTGAGTGGTGGTATGGCAAAGAAGATGACAAAGGTATATCTGATATTTAGAAACGGAGTAGCATACAGTCTATATTTTTCCGCGCGAGTACCTATGAATGATGATATTATGAAGTTTATTGAAAATCCTTGTCGCTTACCATTGAACTATTCAATCTACTTTGAAGGTGTTAAGTCTCGCGCGGATGTATTTATTATGTTAGAATTTCCAGCTACACCACATCCAGTAAAAAAGTATCCAACTAAGAAAGATGTTGTTAGGTACTTGGAGAACTTAGGACTTACATACTCTGAGAAAGATGCTATAATTCTTGAAGGCGAGATGGATAGGGTGTTAGGTTCAATATTAAGAAACTCTCAATATACTAAGTGGACTGTATTTGATTATGAGGTAAGTGTGGACCAATCAATGATACTGAGAAAAGCAGGTAGAGTCGAACAAGGACAATACCATGAATTTGTTAGGAGACTTTTTCATGAAGGTAAAGACTAAGTTAGCTTTTGTATATTATAAGGAAAAAGATCTCCCGAGGATGTGTTGCTATCTGAGATTAAAAACATTATGGTCTGAAAATATAGAATCACTGATTGATAGTGAATTGTATAATCATATTGACATGTGTGGTATAAGTAAGGATGATGTGGAAGAATTGTACGTGTATTTTCAGGGTTAATGACACAGAATATTGTATGAATAGTATGAAGCTCCCCACCATAAGAATTATCAGGGACATCATAGGACATCTTTCAATTGATCCACTTTGTCACTATGCGGTTGGTGAAAGTTTTTGTATTGGTACTATAGATCCAATTGTAAAGTTATTTGATGTTACTATTGACTTAGGTATTCTTCGAGATAATACTGAGAGTAGTATTAACTTTAACTTTGGATTAAAAAGAGTATTAGAGGTGATATTATGGAAAAGTTATACATAGAAGGGAGTTAGAGTTATGATAAAATGTAGCTTAGCAGTAACATGGTATTTTGGGTATATAACCGATATAATGAGTTACTTAAGATTAACTGTCATGGCGAATGAGGAGATTTCATCCTTGATCAATAGTGATATGTTTTGGTCAAGAAATTTTGACGGAAGCTATAGTGGTTTTTCAAATCTAAGCCCTCGTGAATTCTATTTCTCTACCACAGACGTAGACTTTTTTGTAGGGGAGCATAAGATTCCCACTAAGAAGATGGTAGACGAATTAGTGAAGACGGCTAAGCTTGGAAATTTTATATTAGATAGGGATAGATTTATAAGACTAATCGCAGAGAGGAGTGATTATAAGATAGAAGAGATAAGTACAGTGGTAGACCTAGACTTGTTTCTCGGTAAGTGTGATCCGGAAAATAAGAGGCTTAAATTTTTACATGACTTAATAAGAAGTGCTGAAGATATTAATAAGAAGATCTAATCATACAAGCTCAATTGGAATCTATGCAGAGGTGAAAATATTAGGGTCTAGAGAATTAACGGATTACTTTAATAATCTGTACAACTCTCTTATAGGTATTAGTTGGAAAGCTAATGAACCAACATACTCGATAGATCACTTTAAAAACTTAGTACCAACTGTTTATTATTTCTACTTGGGCGACATACTACCTGAGAGAAGAAATAGAATGAAGGTATTTACCAAGAAACAGTTAAGAAGATTCCTAGAGACTGCAGAGGTAATAGGAAGAGTGTGGTGCAGGGGAAAGATAGATACCTTGAAAGTTAATTATTTTTTCGAAGAGGTTATAGTTGACATGAACCCTTCAGATATTGATAAGAGAAGTCTACCTAGTCTATCACCAGCACTAAGATTCATTATAAACCTACTACATAATGGAGAGAGCACGGTTACTGGCTATTAGAGATTGTTGTAATGGACATATTAATACCTACATAGGATTATCTTGTGTTGGTTCAAAAAATCTCCTGGAATATTTGAATCACTTATATTTCAGCATGACCTGGTCACTAATGGATATTCCAAGTGAGTCGTCAGAGAATATTAAGAAGTTATCAGATTTCACAGACCTAGAACCTATGGGATTGTACTTTAGGGTTATTAGTCCTTCCGATAATCTAACAGCCGGTAAATACTTAACTCATAAACAGATACAACTGATACTCAGAGATCACGTAATAACCAATAAAGTGGAAAGTTTTAGTTTCTATGATGGGACTATATTAGGCAGGGAAGTTTATGATATTATGGTAGACAGGGATGAATTAACTAGTAAGATCTATGATTCTGAAAAGTTAATGTTCATACAAGACCTAATGAAACAACGTAGTAATTTTGCATGGTAGTCAGTCTTAGGTTCCTTAATGGTGTGATAATAATAAAAGATAGTTTATGTTAGACAAGAGTGAAATTTATTATTCGTATGATGATGTATTTATCTTACCGGCTACGACAAGTTTTATAAGTAGTAGGTCAGAGTGTAATGCAAGGAGAGAAGATGATAATATGTACCCTATCTTCACAGCCCCAATGAATTCAGTAGTGGGACTTGAGAATGAAGATTACTATAGGGAGCTTGGCATTCATCCTATATTACCTAGAACAATTGAGCTGGGTATTAGATTAGAGCATGCATTATCTGGTAAGTGGGCTGCATTTAGTCTTGGTGAATTTAGTAGTCATTTTTCAGAGGGCTCCAGTACTGTGATTGGAATGGCTAGGGCACTGATTGATGTTGCTAACGGTCACATGGAGAAAGTACAAGACCTAGTGAGACGCGCCAAGAATCATTATGGTAGTAGTCTTGAGGTAATGGTAGGAAATATAGCTAATCCCGAATCAATCATACCTCTATCTAAGTGTGGCGCGGATTATGTAAGAGTTGGTATTGGAGGTGGACTTGGATGTATCACTTCAACTCAGACTGGTATACATTGTCCCCCTGCTACACTACTAGATAAGATGGCGCAACTTAAAGATGACATGAGGTGCGACGGAGAACATACTGCTAAGATAATTGCTGATGGCGGTATTAGATCTTATGCTGATGTGGTGAAGGCATTATCACTAGGGGCTGATTATGTTATGATAGGGGGATTATTCAGCTCACTCATAGGCAGCAGTGGAGAATACGTCGCGATAAGTAGTCATGATAATAGCGCCAAAGATAGTGTGGTACCAAAGAATAGAGAAGATTTTGAAGTAGTCAGTAAGTGGCTTGAGGATGGACTAACCGTGAAGAAAGTATTTTATGGTATGGCTAGCGCAGAAGGTCAAGTTGCTATGAATGGTACTAAGACAAAAACATCTGAAGGTACTAGTAAGATTCTAACTGTTACGGATGACTTGCCTGGGTGGATTGATAACCTTGATTCATACCTTAGAAGTGCAATGTCTTATGTAGGGGTCAAGAAAGTAGAAGACATGTATAAAAGATCTACATGTATTATCACAAGCAAGAGTGGTAAGGATAGAATAAATAGTTAGAGTACATAGGCTGGGAAACTAAATTCCTGGCCTTTATTTTTATTTCCTCTTAATACCTTACTTGTGTGAAAATAGAAAAAACATGTCGAAGAAGAATCAAAAAGAAGTAATTGCATTTAAGACATTAGATGAGTTTGGAATTGATAGGCGTGGTAAGAAATTTGAAATTGGTGAGTCATATACTACAGACCCAAGTGATATGTTTGAGGGTGAGACTTTTCCGGTTCGACTTTTTAGCTTTCACCCAATGTTAAGATCGACGCTAGTAAAGTGTAGTCTGTCTGGAAAAGTAAGTAAAGAAAATAGCGGAACTAAGTATGAAGCAACGAAACTTAAGGTAGTCGAAGAGGTAGACTTAACATATGCGGCCACTGCTAGTATTGGGCAACTTAAAGTGGACAGTAAGATGCCTGTTAGAGTTGAATATAATGATGTAAGGTATGAATTTATAAGACTAAACTCTAATAGTAGTATCAGTAAAGACTTGTGCTCTGGCTATGATGGTTCCTTAATATCGACAAATAGTTATTGTGCAAGGGTAAGAGTAAGCGGGGTTGAAACAAAAGTTAGTTCAACAGGAGATGAATCTAATATATTTGTTGGTGGTGAGCGTAATACAATAAGCGCTACAGGTACTCGTAGTATTGTAGTTGCTTGGGGAAGTGGTCATTGTATTTCTGTTAGTGGCTATCGTAGTACTATATGCGCTGATGGTGAAGATATAACAATAAGTAGCTCAGACGATTTTGCAAACATTATAGCACTTGGAGTTTGCAATAAAATAAGTACAACAGGGGACGAGACTGAGATTTATAGTTGCGGTGACAGAACATTCATTAGTGCAGTCGGTGAGGGGTCTATTATAAAAAGCACCGGTAAGAATTGTACTATATATGCAGGCAGTAATTCAATAGTTAGTGCGGGTCTTGGTAGTTGGATTACACTTACTAAGACTAAAGAGGACGATCATGGAAATGTAGTACCAGTGGAAGTAGTATCTTGGCGTGTAGATGGAGATTGTATAATGCCAGGAGTATACTATAAACTAAGTGATGATGATTTTGAGCCCGTTAAGTGGCCAGGTAGTAAGAAAGAGAATATCGAGTAAGGTATTCTCTCTTTTTTATTTCTCCCCCCTAAATCCCTTATAAGTATGAATAAAAACGCATTACTTAAATATTTAGAAGGTAGTAGGGACTATACCTTCAGAATAGAGGATTATATAGTCCCGAAGTTTATAGAAAATATCAATGGGTATCCGATAGATATCCAGGATAATAGAAATAATGCACTAAGACAAGGAAGTGCTTGGTCTCCTAAATTCAGAAGCATGTTACAGAACACGTACCCAGATTTGAGGTTTGTTCGAGAATTTCCCTTTGTGATAGATGACAGGAAATACTGGGAAAGTTTATGTGATGAATTTAATTTAACTGATGAGGAGCGAAGGAGATATTATTTTATTGTTGACTATTTATTTCCAGACTATAATTTTATTGTGGAGATAGATAGTGATCTTCATAAGACAGATTATGATAAGGCAAGGGATAATTACATACTATTTTCTTATCAAATACCAACACTTAGACTATTTGAGTTTGGCAAAGATGATAACTCAGACCTATACCTAACGGATGAATTTCACATAGAGCTATTGAATATGAGGAAATCTGGTTGTAAGTTTAGACCTGATTTTTCTGTGTACTTAATAAAAAGGTTCTATAGGAGAAATAAAGAGATCATACCAGTACTTGATCTGATCGAAAGTGCAATATTAGGTGGAAGGATAAGAAATAACACCTTTACTATTAGGAAGAGCGATAGGTTGGTGAAGAATAGGTTGGAACTAATTAAAATTCAAGATATAATAATGGGGGCTTATGGAGTACTTGTTGATTATATAGCAGTGTAGTTCAGAAGCCGTCAATTCCTTAATAGTGAAGATAAGAACAGTAATGTTTTTATAAATTTGGAATCCGTAAGCCCTGGAGTAGATGTTCTGCCAATAGTCGCCGGCAGAGGAAAGAGGTATCCGGATTGATGAATTTTGCTCAATTTTATAATCACTAGTCTAAAATTGAGATACCCTTGTAGCGGTATAGGTGAGCTATGTACGCAGGAGCTGCATTCTTGGGTCCGTGACACATGTGCAGTACGGTACTGGTAGAGGTAGGGAGTCGAAAGGAAATCATTTTTGAATGGTTAACTCCCAGCCGTTTATTTTTTTTTCTTCCTCTAAATCCCTTATATGTATGAATAGAAAGTTATTGAATAAATTTTTAAAAAGTAGTGATAGATTTTCGTTTTACCTAGGTGAGTATTGTTTTCCAAAATTTATACAGTCTGGGCCAAACAAGTATTTTAGTCTAGAAGATAATAGAAAACAAAACTTAGAGCAGGCAGACAGCGCTTGGTCAAGATATTTCAAATCAATCTTACAGTGCTATAGTGGCCTTTATTATATTCGGGAGTTTCCACTAATAATAGAAAGAAGGGATAGGTGGGAAAACTATTGTTTAGCTAACATGGCTTTAGATAACGAATCTCTCAATAGAAAGTATTTCTTAGCAGACTATTTCTTCCCTGACTACAATTTATTAGTAGAGATAGACTCAGACCTACACATTCAAGAGTATGATAAGGCAAGGGATGAGTATATACAGGAAATCTTGGGATTAAAAACTCTTAGGTTCAATGAGTTTGGTTGTAGTCCTGAAAATCAATCTTATTATATAAGAGAGTTTAATAAGGTAATAGAGTGTGGAAAAACGAACAGGGTCAGTATGATTTATAATAGTCTACTAGTAGATTACTTTAATTATAAATTTGGATCTATTAAACAGAATATTGATGCAGTAGAAAGGATAATTAATACAAATAGATTAACAGAAAGAGTATTAGATCTAACAAGCTATGGTAAGGTCTTTGGGAATTTTATGGATTTTAAAGACCTACAGTATGTGATTTTAGGTATGTATGATATTCTTGTAATTTCAAAGGCCTACAATCCTTAATAATGAAGGTGCATAGTAATTTAAGTGACAATCTATCTGGAAAGATGATAGAGGGCTTTTACCTGCTATGTTGGTCTTGGTTTAGTCTAGTTTTGAGAGGCCGCTTATTAACTAACACTAGAATACCCTTGCAGCGAGATAGGTTAGCTGTGTACGACAGGAGGCCCGGAGAATCTAGAGTGCACTGGATTTCTTTTGGGATTACGGTACTGGTAGAGATAGGAAGTCGAAAGGATAGTAGTGTAGTCGCCAGCACTGACAATAAGACTGGGGTGAAACGGAGACATTACTAGCTTCCTGTCGTTTTATTTTTTTTTGCTCCCCACACCTAGGATGCCATCAATTCCTTAGATATGATAGAAAATGGAGTATGTAAGTCCTGGAGTAAGACCCGACAGACAGAGGGGTAAGGAAAGAGGTAACCATGCTGATGAATTTTGCTCAGTTTTATAGTCACTGGTCTAAAATTGAGATACCCTAGAGCGAAACAGGTGAGCTATGTATTGCGAGTCAGGCGGGAGGCCAAGAGGATATATCTATACCCGTTATTGGCTGTAATACTGGTAGAGATAGGGTGTTGGGATTGAGGTTGTTCATGTCAAAAAATGACCGAAGAAAGCTTCTCAACATCCAGTCGTTTTTTTTTTTGCAGGTTAATAAAAAAGAGAGAAAGGTAAGTTATAATACCAATCTCTCCTTCTTTTTTTAGTCGATCATAATTTGTTTTCCTGTGAGTCCCTTTTTCTTTTGCAAGTTGATCAAGAGTACACCATTCTTCAGGCTTGCACTAATATTATTCATATCAATCTCCCTGCCTACATAGAATGACTCTTTGAAATCTGGTAGTACCTTAGTTTCACTGTTTTCTTTATTCACACCACTAACAGTCAATCTTTCATCCTCTGTTGTAATCTTCAGGTCATCTTTATCTAGTCCTGGCACTACTAGAATAATTTTTGCACCGGACTCTGTATTCTCAACCTTACTATTTACTCTCTTACATGTATCATCAAAAAGTGACATCGCCGTATCAACGTAGTTCTTTATAAATCTATCCATCATATTTTTCAATTATTTTGTTAAACTTGTACTGCTAATAATACAAATGAAATACCAAAATAATTTCTCTGCCTTTTTGTCATCCCTACCCTGCCAATTTGACATTTTCGTAGGTGAGGTAGACATGGAACCTTATTAATAGAAAACAGATAATTAACGTAAAAAACATGGAAGATTACTCAGACATACCAAAAATGTTCGTGGTAAAAAATGAACCGCAGGAAGTAACACAGATTAGGGCTCACATACTTAGATCATTCAAGGACCTACTATTTTTTGAAGAGCCGCACATATATTCACTTCATGGTAAGCAGTTGACCTCTGTTACTACTATGTTGGGTAAGTATATGGCTCCTTTTGATACAGAACAGACGGCTACTAATTATGCTAAGAAAAATGGTGAGACTCCTGAATATTGGAAGGATAAGTGGTTGTGGAAAAATAAGAGGTCCACAATTACCGGATCACTAGTGCATGAATTTGGGGAGTCTTATTCTTACTTAATAAATGGTCACCCTGAGAGAATAACAGAGTCTTGTAAGTGTAAGTATGTGGAGGATAAAAACTGGCTCATTCCAACAAGGGGTAAAGAAGAGGCAGTTATCAATTATTGGTCTAGTCTCCCACCCTGTCTTCACTTCGTTTATGCAGAGGCGATGTTATATACAAACAGCAATCCAGATCCTAGTACTCATCTCAAGACACAACTAGCGGGGACGGCAGATATCTTACTATACTATAAAGATACTGTTAACCCAGAGAATAGTGGTCTTGTAATAGCTGATTATAAGACAAATGCTGATATTAGGAATAAATTTGCAAGATCGACAGGTAAGAAGATGTCTAGTCCATTTAGTGATTTCTTATCTGAACCACTTAGTGAATATTACGCCCAGTTCAGTACATATCAAATTCCACTAGAGGATATAGGACTTAAGGTTATTGCTAGAAGACTTGTATGGCTTAAGGATGATGGAAATTTTGAAGTCCTAGCTACACCAGACTTATCACAACTAATTAGGGAAAACTTATGAAAACCAGTATTAAGTATTATAGAAGATTATTTGGTTCAGAAATATGGGCCAGGTTCTACATACCCATTAAGAAAACAAAATATACATTATCAGCTTCGTTGAACGGTAGAATCTATAGAGCATTAAAAGCAAGTAAGTATTTGAACCACAACTTAATTATTAGTATTAGGACTGATAAGTACCTTAGTTGTAGGTCAATTATTTCTATACTCAAGATAATATTAACTAATGGAACAGACTATACGGACTGCTTTTTAGACGTACAAGATTCACATAGAGCTGATCGTCTTGGTGGAATTGTAGAAGTAGGTAGAGATATTATAGAACTAGATAAGGGTTTTGTAGATGACTTAATAGAAAGAAATATTAGAGAGTAGTGGTTAGTACTACTCTTTTTATTTCGTCTTAGTTTCCTTAATAGTGTAGAATGAATAGAATATGAAAGCAAAAGTTGTTTACTATAAAAATAGATTTAGTGACTATATATTTGCTAGAATTATGGTACCTGTGGCGTTCAGTAGGATTTTAATCGTAAGGGGTTCTGGAAAGTTGTATAAGGGAGACGTTGACCTGCTCACCCCTAGATCTTGTATATTGAGTTTTATAAGGTTAACTAGTAAATTCATAGACAGTGCCACTATTTTAAATATAATAGAAGAGCAATTAAAGAATGGATCAAAACCAGGAATAAATCGTCTCGAGATTAGAAGCAGTGTCGTACAATCAGAATACGAGAGATTAAATACATTCCAGGTTAGTGCAAAAGATATAGACCTAGATAATAGTAGAGTATCTAAGTTAATAGAAAAATATGTTAAGATAATGTAGTACTACCTTTTTATTTTGCCTTAGTTTCCTTATTAGTGTAACAACAAAAAAATTATTTATATGAATAGAACTAGAGATTATTCAGTAAGTATTAAGAAGAACATTATTGAGAAACTATCAGACTACCTTGAGAAGAACAAGATCAAAACTATGGTACTTGGTGTGAGTGGTGGTATTGATAGTACATTAAGCGCTGCATTATGTTATGAAGTTGCTAAGAGGACAGGTGTTAAGTTGCTTGGTTACTCTTTGATGTGTAAGACTAATGCAGAGGGTGAGGTTAGTTCTGCGATTAATGCGGGACTAGCTTTTTGTAATGAATTTAAGGAGGTAAACATTGAGAATTGGTATCTTCAGTCTAGCACCTTTGTATCAATCGGGACTAGTTCAACTGATGATCCCGCCAATCTTTCGGCCATTGCATTAGGTAATATTAAGGCAAGACTTCGTATGATTTTCTTGTACTGTAAGGCCGGGGAAACTGGCGGAATTGTAGTTGATACAGATAACATGACAGAGCACAATACTGGGTTCTGGACGATTCATGGTGACGAGGGTGATGTAAATCCAATAGGTAATCTTTGGAAGTCAGATATCTATGAAGTTACTGACTACTTGCTCACAGAATATCTTGAATATCGTGAGACCCTAGTAGAAGGCAGGGATGATGAAGAGATCAAGAGAACTGGTTATGCTGTGGCTGCCTTGGAAGATGCACTTAAGATAGTACCAACAGACGGAAATGGAACATCTGCTAGTGACCTTGACCAGATTGCACCAGGTTGTACATATGAGCAGGTCGATGAAGTACTCAAGACTTGGTTATCTATGAATAATGACGAGAAAGAACTATGGAACAGAGGCTTACAATCAAAACTATACAAGATGATAGATGAGATTGGCGTCGACATGGTTAACAGAATCTTAGATCGTCACAAGAGAACAGAGTATAAACGAATGCATAGACCAATTAAGCTATGATAGAGTTTATTTGTAGAACATTGTTGATCTTGGCTTTTTCTAGCGTAGTCATATTATCGGTTATTAACTTGATTTCTAGTTTACGGTATAGAGATAAGAAGCCAGGAATCTATAATAAACTACTAAATATCAGGGACCTTATAGCGAGGGCAAGCGGGTTTTTAATGTTACTAGGAATTATAGTAGGAAATACTATCTTATTTATTATAGGTTCTATTATCCTAATCTGTATAACATTAAGAACTATACTGGGTGAAGTTATAAGCCAGGAAAAGTTACAGAAATTTGATGTGACGATAGATATTATTATCAATTCGGCTTTCTTAGATCTTATACTAAACTTATTAAAACAATATTAGATAATGAAAAGATACAAGATTACATATCCAGGTGGTGTGAGTCAAGAGAAAAATCTAGTAGAGAGAAGCCTGTATGATGAGGTGATCAAACCAATAGATCAAACTCTCTACAAAGTTGAATCAATGTTAGCAGAAACAAATGCCAAGAAGAAGAAAGAACTTGTTGAGGACTTGAAGCAGGCTAGAAAGAGAATTAAGTCTGTCCTATCTAGTTTTGGTGAGTATTTTGTAAGTGATTCTCCGTTAGGTCAGGCGATGGTGAATGGTGGAAAACTAATACTACCAGAACATCAAGGAGGTATAACTAGTCCAGTAATTTTTGAAGAGATTAAGTAATGGTAATTGAAGTATTAAAGAATAAGTACAAGTGTGGATGTAATAAGGGGATTGCAAAATTAGATCAACCAGACATCCTAGAAAAATTAAATTCCATCATTGAGTGGGATATCTGTAAGTTTCCTGAGAGGTCAATCATAGAAACAGAGAAGGACGAGTGGAATAAGTACTTTGGTCCTGACTGTGAAGAGATTGAATATAAAGAGGTACAGGACGAGAACGGCGTTAAGTGTAGAACGTTCGAAGATAGGAATTTCTTAGGCGCCTTATCAGAATTAAAGCCAGGTAATTGTTTTCTATTTGACGGTCAGTTTATCGCAGTTGACAGTGCAGATAGATTAGTTCTCATGTTTAGCGGGTCAGGTTATAAAGCGCTAGATAGACTCTGGGAAGAAGAGATTAGTCCAGAGCTTAGGATATTCTACGGCGACAACAATGTAAACAATGTAGAGTATAAAGGGCTTGACAAGGAACCTGATTATAAGAATGAGTTTAACTTAGAGGTCAGAATTCCTTACCTAGATTATAACAAGTGGAAAACCTACTTCTTAGACGGTAATGATAAGATACCAACATTAGAAGGGGGTAAGCATGCGGTACTTTGTAAGCTTGATTCAGACGATCTTCCTTTTGAATTTGAGTTTATCATGACCGATCACTGTGCATTCTTTAGGGGTGATGAAATCGATGAGGAGGATAAAGATATTGCAGAGATGGCAGTGAGACAGACTATTTCTTGGTTCTATGAAAATACAAAGCGGAGCATTAATCCACTTGATATAGAATCTAAGAAACAGCAGGAAATCTCAGACTACCAACAGAAGAAGCAGTTTGAAGAAATGATGAAGACCTTAGGTGGTGGTGAATAAAAAAATAAAGTAGTAGATTTAATTTCTACTACTTTTTCTTTCGTTCCTCTTTATGGTCTCTCCTGGTTCTTGATAAAATCTTTCACTGCGTCACTTCCATTGTTGTCTATTAGCACCGAACAACTGGCCATAAAATATTTAGTGTTAGTTACTTTTGTGCAGTATCTTGTATAGACCGACATTACTAAGTTAAACACTACTACAATGGCCCATACTATCGGTGCGTGATGAACAATGTCTATCGCAGTGCAGGTACCCATCAGAAGTGCATAAAGTAAGACTGATGAATTATCTAGTAACTCTGCATACCTCTTACTGTTTGTACCATAGAAATAACTTCTCCCTACTAGCGGACACATAAGACTTAAGAATCCCATAAGTTCAGGGTTTCTTAATTTTCTATTTGCAATCATGAAATTAAGATCCTGTTCTGTTAGCTTTTCGAGATTGTCCTTCTCTACCTCCAGAATATTAAGCAGGTCAGGCCTAGATATATACCTACCAATCTCTGAATTCTCTACTACTCTGCAGATTTTTTCTTTCTCCATTTTTCTATATTTTTTGTTTTTACTAAGAATATTATTGTTGTTGTATCTCCGTATTGGTTTGTAATTCTGTGATAATAACCAATCCCTGATATCATAACTGGCTCAAACATCATAAGTGCACCAGGTAAGGTTCCTCGATTACTGTACATAGAAGACAGTCCAATTGCATAGACTGGTAATTTCTCAGGTATTATTAGTCCATCCATAAAAGTCTGAACATAATATTTTTCTTTCAGTCTAATCCAACTTTGCTGCTTATAGGTCGGTCTTGCACTACATACCTCAACTGGATCATAAGCCTCTATATTTTCTTGTGTCTCTGATCTTTTTCTATTACTAGGTCTTCTGTTGATTGTATAGTACATAGTATATCTAAGTATGCCTTGATCATCTAAGTAAAACCCATAGTGATTCCTTGATGGTCTTCTATATCTAAATACGCTACTTAGTACTACACCATTTTCCTGTACCACATCGAGTAAGTCCCTTCTAAATACATAGTTCTTCACTGTTTTCTTACCTAGCCTCTTAATAATCTCTGAGTAAGTATCATTATAGTCCTTACCTATCCTAGAATACAGGAACTTAATTGTCTCTCCGTACTCAGGCTTACAGTATGAACTGAGGTGATATTTATCTCTGTACCACATCGAGTAAGTTCTCATGGGTAGTTTTCGTATATCATCGCTTACTAATTTTCTACCAAACTTCTTTCTACATTTAGGTCTTCTTTCTCTATTATACCTATCTGATCTGATTATTCTAAAATCTATCATACTCATAGTTAAGGAATCTAGGGTAAGGTAAGGGATTGAAAAAAAAATGGGCTTACCGATTCATCACAAACCAGTAAGCCTTATCATGGACGACAACAAAATTATAGTTTCTCTATCTCATAGATAACACGATCATTTTTAAGTCTCATATCAGACTCGTCAAGACCGATCCATCTATTAGTCTTAGGGTTAAACACCCTCTTTGTTCTTGTCTCCAACATCTTTCGCTCTGCAGCCAGTTTCTCCTCTACATTATCTAGCTGAATTGCGAAATCCTCCTTGCGGAATTTGAATGACAGTAGTGCAAGTCTCTGTAAGTCCTCTACACTCTTTGTCAACTTAATTACCACAATGTTCGCCTCAGGTCTAATCTTATAGGACTCTGGGAAATACTCCTGAATCTCTTCAAGACTTAACCCGCTTCCTATATGCCATGCGAACTCTACTTTGTCATTAACTGGGCTAAACTTATTCTTCAGTTCTTCCCAGATCTCGGATGAATTCTTAATAGAACTAAATCCGATACAGTTCTTATTCCCAATGCTTCTCGCGAAGTATTCAGGATAAGTTTTTACTACCTCAAAGATACTCTCACGAGTTTCTTTAAGTCCTCGATAGCTATTATTACCTAAGATAGATATAATAGCATCAACGTCTACGGCTCTATTCTCAAGTACAAGAATACCGCCAATGTAAAACATAAGCTCCTTAACATGATCTGTTATGAACTCTGCCTTACCAACTGTTTTCTCTGATACCTTAATTAATCTTCTACCATCGTTCATAGACGGTTTCTTTATGTTGGTATCTATCTTTACACCAAATAAGTCCTTTGCCATCTCAGCAAGTGACTTTAGTGTTCCGATTGGGTCATTAGATAGTGTTAGTACCTTTGACCTTCCATCGATTGTAATGGTGTAGAAAAAGTTTACACCATACGCCTTTAAGGATGATTTAATAGTTTCTAACTGTTTCTCATCCAAATAGCTAACACCCCACAATTCTCTCAACTGTGTGAATGTAATTGTTCTGTTTGTGCATTTATTTACCACAAACTTAAGAAGCTGTTCTAACCTCTCGGCCTGCTTCTTTGTAACGGTGGAGATTTTCTTTGCCTCCGCCTTGCTATATCCGTTTTTCTCTAGACTTACTCTAGCATCACGGATCTTTTTATTTTTATTAGTGAGCGATATTACTTCGCCACTAGTTTTCTTAGTAAGACCCTCTAAATATTCGAGCGCCTTGCCATACTGAATAAGGTAGACCTCTTGTTTTCTACGTCCTACCTCTTTCTCTGTGTTTCCCTCAGTCTTCTCAGATACTAAGAGATTTTTACTCTTTAACTCACTGATCAATAACTCAGCAAGTCTATATTTACCGGAACTATCCATTCCGAACTGGTTTAAAGCTTTTCCAGCTGCTTCTAAAATTAACTTACGGTCAGCTACATTTTCATTGCTTTCCGATTTAACAGTCTCTACAACTGCTTTGTACAAAATTTCCTTGTTCTCCATTTTCTTTGATTGATTTAATTTGTTAATAACTTGACTATTAGATCGGTGTTCGTGAATTCTTTCCAGCATTGAAGATCATTCTCTCTGTTACTCTTTTGTAACCTTTGATCTCATCATTCTGGTTCTCTATTATTCCACGAAGACGACCATTCTCTTTCATAGTCTTCTTACTCTCTAGATACAGATATACAATACCTGCGGTTAACAAGATACTTGTCTTGTTATTTTTAAGGAATTTTTTAATACTCATACAATAATAAGGGATTTAGGACAAAATAGACGGAAAAAAGTAGTAGCCTAGTCTCCCGACCGAACTACTACATAATCAAGTTATAAATGTTTATTGAGATAACAAATATGCTCAACTATAAGGAATCTAGGCTTGTCCATCTGCGAGTTTGAATTTGATGTTGAAGTCTTCCTCTGCTCTTACGTAAACTGTTTCATGTCCCACAGCCTTGTATAGTACTGCGTTGATCCAGTTATGTTGGGAATCCTTCATCTGTCCAAATCCTATAATCTCATAGATGCTAGTGTGACTTAGTCCTGTACTTCCTGGATTTTTATCAATAAATTCTACTCTCTCGCTAACTTTAAATTTTCTCATTTCTTATTTTTCTTTGATTACACTATTAAGGCATTCAGATCCTCTCACATGACGCCCTAGTCCCCTTATAGTTGAAAATTAATACAGAGTTCAGTTTAATCAGTTAAATTATGAGAATTTCAAAAACAATTTTAATTAGTATTGGTGCAGTTATTATTTGTACTGCTATTATCTTACTCGTTATGAAAGTAAACTATAAGAATGAGCAGACGAGGTTAGTTAATCAGTATGACATGCAATTATCTAAGATCGAAGGTGTCCATGATAATATGTGGAAAGTACTAGAATCTAAGGCGGGCGTAACAAAAGAATATGCAAGCCAGTTTGATTCTATCTATAACCATATCATGAGCAAAAGATACGATCAAAATGATAAGGTCCTGTTTAACTGGATAAAAGAACAAAATCCAGAATTCAGTAATGAACTATACAAGGATCTTAGTGTTACGATCGAAGTGCAGAGGAGACAATTCTTAAACGCACAACTTGAAATCATTGATATTGTGAGAGTTCATAATAACCTAGTGCAGACATTCCCATCTAGCCTTTTTGTAGAAAATAAGATGCTGAAATATGAAATGATCAGCAGCACCTACACTAAAGGCATTATGGAGAATAAGGTAGAAGATGGCAAAGTTGATCTATTTAAGAAATGAAAATACTAGGAACATACTACCTTACGGAAACTATACCACACTATCCATATAAAGTGAATTTAGATTTTCTGATAGACCTAGACTTCCAGCTTAACTTTGGAATAATTAAAGGTAGGGCTGTTCTTGAAGGTCACTCCCCTGAAATGTTTAAAGGAAAACCCGTATACTCTAGGTATAAAGTTACTATTAAATTCAATAATAAAAAACATCCAACGGAAAAGAGTGTGTATTGTGCGTTGGAGAAAACACTTAGTGGTACAGGATCCGGTTTTTGTATAGGGCCTTACAATTGGAGAGGGAACAGTGACGTCTACAATAAGTGCTATAAGATGAGATTAGATAGTGATAGAATAATTAGTATAATAAAAAATAATCTAAAGAAATGATTTACTTACTAATACTATTACCAATTATTGCAGCTAATGTTGTATATTGGTATTTCAGAAAGAATAAGAAGTTAGATCTAAGTGATGAGAGAAGGGGTATAACATATCTATTGCTCTTAACGGTTCCTACTATACTAACTGTGATCACGATATTTACAATGGATCACACAATTAGGTACAGTAAGATATCTGATACGGAGTATTGGTCTTTCTATTATTCTAAGATCAGACACTTAGATAGGTGGAACGAATATATACACAGAACTTGTACTAGAATGATCAGAGATTCTAGGGGAAATACTAGGACAGAAACTTATGATTGTTCTTATGTCGAGTATCACCCAGAGAGATGGATACTAGTTGATAATGGTGGTAATGAAATCTACACAAGCAAGGAGTATTTCGACAGTATTAAGACCCTGTGGAATACGAAGCCGGTTTTTGTAGATATGCACAGAAACTATTATACAATAGATGGAGATGCACAGGAGTATTACTGGGATCAACTAGGGCAACACCTGATAACCTACTCCTTAGAAATGCCATACGTAAATAAAATAAAAGGAACACAGACAGCATTTAGATTGAGAGATGTAAGTAAGGAGGGGGCAAAATTACTTGGCTTATTCGATTATCCAGATATCAGTGGCCCTAATATATACGAACAGGAACAAAATCCAATCATGGGCTTTAATCCAGGCAGGGAAGTTATTAAGAAATTTACAAACTTTAATGCTAGGGAGGGAAGCAGAAAGAAGATAAGAGTTTTTGTGCTAGTATTTAAGGAAGGTCAAGGTCCAGAAATAGCGGAGGAACAAAGAAACTACTGGCAAGGAGGTAATAAGAATGAACTTGTTATCTGTATAGGAATTAATAAGTCTACGCATGAAGTTAAGTGGGCAGATTGTTTCTCTTGGCAGGATGATATAACACTTGACACTAGATGTAAATTATTCTTACAGGGCCAGAAGAAGCTCAACTTAGACAGACTCCATTGGTTCCTTAGAGAGAATATTGGACTATGGAAGAAGAAGGATTTTAGAGACTTTGACTACCTTGAGCCGGAATTAGACTCAGATGATGATAATACAATAATCATGGTAGTACTATGTATCCTACTAGTATCTACATGCACTCAGGTTGGTACATTCTGGTATTATACTAAGAAGGATGAAAAAGATCAAAGTTAAAGTAGCTTATAAACTAGTTAAGTACCCAGGTATATCAGTAGAGGAGATATTAGCAGCGGTAGAAATTCCAGTCACTAACAGTATATATAAACTTACTTGTATGACGGGACTATTTTCAGGCGTCAGAAAATCTGTGTGTAATGGTAATAAGACAGTTAACAATTATATAAGATTTTGTATACCCACAAAGAAAGTACTAACTAGCAAAACAGTAATGAAGGAATTAGAAAACTTAATACCAGATACAGCTAGTATACTTAAAATGCGTTACGTCCTCAAGATAAGTGAGGAAGAAAAGCTTGATAGATACCCTGATAATCCATATGTAATACTGGTAAGAGAATATTTACTAGTAAAAGAGGTAGATATTTATGATATAGTCGGGGAAATAAAATTAGGGTAGTAGGTAAAACTACTATCCTTTCTTTTCCTTATTATTGAATGTATTATGAAAAAGTTATGATTAAAGTAGAAATAGTTTATTGAAGAACAAAGTCATCGTGAAGGTAACAGTACTATACTACACAAATGCTGAAAGTGACAATCTTTCGGCTAAGATTATTATTCCTGTTAGGTCTCAGTATAATATATTAGAGAATGTATTTGGGTATATACTTAAAGGTCGCCATTTGCGTGTACCTAAGGATTACTACATATCGATAGATGTCCTTGTATCTAAATATCTAAGAAAGGAAGGTATTATTGATATTTATCTAGATTACATGAAGAATGGTGTTTATTCAGATAGGTTATTGTATACGGAGTTAACAGAAGAACCACCTGAATATCCAGAACTTCCTAAAGATAAAATACTTGAGACAGATACAGTAGAGATAGATGATAGCCTGATAAATGATACATTAAGGGCTAATAGTATGACAGAAAAAGAATTAGATAAAAGATTGAGTAGACTATGACAGAACTTAGTTATTGGGATATTAATAGAAGGGGAGTTATTGTCCCACACTTAGGAATCATTATGAACATATCATTTATGTCAAAATACAAACTAGAAATGGGACTTGGAATAACGTACTTGGGTAAGCTGAAAAATCCTGTTAAATACAATATCGAACTAGTAATATCGGACAAGAGCTTTAAATATATAACAAAGAAAAGAGTCTTGTCAGAACTAGAAAAATTAATACAAGAAAATAAATTTCTGGCATGGCATCTAACAACAGGCGATCCGGATAAAGATGAGTCTATAATATACCAACTTTTTGATTACCCGGAGAAAATAAAAACAGATACATTAAATATTAAAGACAGTACAATAAATGAGTTAATAAATAAAAAATTTAAGAAGAGTCAGTTTTACTAACTCTTCTTTTTTTTATCCGCCCTACACTACCTGATTATCTAGTAGTCTTAGGAACTGGTCTCTTGTCATTGTACCACCCGCTGCACACTTATGACCTCCACCATTATAGTTTTGTTTCATATAATCAGCAAGGTTTAATCCAGTTTCGGTTTCACTGTACATTGATATTGAATAGTACAGCCCGCCGTTTTCATCATGCCTTAAATTTACGCACACTGTAATATCATAATTTCCATATACTGACTCGAACTGCTGGCTTCCAAATTCCTGAGTCAACATACAAATTCCCTTATACTTACCACCTACTACTACTGAAAATGCATGAGACTTAACGGCGGCTTTATGACGTTTCTGATTATATACTGTTATCTGCTTACCTGTCTCTAGTATTTCTGCAGTGAGTGGGGAATTATCTATCCTCAGCTTATCAAATACTTGGTTAATGGAGTTCAAGACCATACCATACTTAGTACGAAGGCCAAGTTGGAATGCTAGTGTCTCTTTGTCCCATGAAAACCGACTCTTATCCCAAACATCATATGCAGATACTAGCCTCACTGCCTTAGGTACAATACTATCAACACCATACATAAATTTCCAACATAGTTCACACGCACCAAGACCTATCATTCTAAGGCCATCCATGTCATCGTAAGAATGTTCCTTAGCTGTATCAATCGCCCCAATGTGATGATCAATCCAGATAGCCCTATAACCACCTGATAACTCCTTAAGCCTTTTCATATCCTCTGGTGGAAATGATATGTCAACTAGGAAGATATGGCATAATTCATCCTTGCCAATCTTAGGTAGTTCTGGAATGCTGTCTCCATAATTCCATCCCTTTGTCAACACCTTCTCATACCCAAGCTCTCTTTCTAGGTAGTCTTGGATAATCGCAGCAGAAAATAATCCATCATAATCAACTCTATGATATACGATAAATCCTACAGTTTTCTTCATCTTAAAAGTCCTTATCTCTTATTAATTCACGTACTCTATCTTCTAATAAGGATTCTGCGATTGATTCTAGCTGAAAATTACCACTACAGTACACATAATAGACGTTACGTACTGTATCCCAATTCTTAGCTGTAAAATCTTCAATCAGGGCTACATTTTTTATTGCTGCTCTTAAGCTCATCAATTCTAGCTCATCTTTGTAGGCAACTCTAACTTTACCAGCATAAGATATAACTGATGTTTTAGCTAGTTCACTTTTAAAACTAATCTCACTCACTAAGTCTTTAATAGTCTTAATAGAATAACCACAACTGCGAATTATATCTTCGCAGTCTTTTTTCTTTAATCGTATTCTTACCGTCATAACTTGAAATTTATATTAATACTCTTCTACAAATAAGGAAATAATACC